GCAAGGTTAATTTACAACGAAAACCACGGCTTGTTTGCCAATGTTAATGCCGCCCGGAACATGGTCAGAGTATTGACCGGAGCAATGTCGGCAGGTTCAAAACCTATCCCGGAATTTGTGCAGAAATCCACCATTGAAGAAGGGATGCGGAAACTCAAACTTTACACCAAACTTCCGGAATACAAAGACACCATTTTGAAGCCGGGGGTTTGGGGGGTGATGTCAGATGTGCATTTTCCTGAACACGATGCGCCAGCGGTGACCGCTTCGTTGGAGTATTTCAAATCGCAAAATGTTGACGGCATCATCCTGAACGGTGATATCATCGACATGTACGAGGTGAGCAGGTTTATTCGTGAGGTCGGCCGCCCGTCAATCCGTGAGGAACTTGAAATGACGCGCAACTTTTTTACCCTGCTGCGTGAGCAGTTTGGCGACATTCCTATTATCTACAAATTTGGCAATCACGAAGAAAGGATGCGGACTTTTCTGCTTACCAACGCCCGTGCGATTGCTGACCTTGAAGGAATTGCACTTGAAGACCAGTTGCAGTTAAAAAAGTTTGGAATGAAAGTCGTGTTTCGCGAACGCATCCGAGCTGGGAAGTTAGACATCTTACACGGACACGAATTGCAAAAGGGAATTGCTGCCCCGGTTAATCCTGCACGCGGTGCGTTTTTAAGGGCTAAAAGTTCTCTGTTAATAGGACACCACCACCAAACCAGCACGCATCATGAAAACAACCTTAAACGCGACCAAATCGTGTGCTTTTCAATCGGCTGTCATTGCACCCTAACACCCGAATATAATCCCTACGGCTACACCCGGCAAAATCACGGGGGCGCGATTGTAGAGGTTTTGAAGTCAGGGCATTTTATGGTTGAAAATTACCGGATAATTCAGGGCAAAATATACTGATGCTGTTTCGCCCTCTTATATTGGAAGTGCTGTGCGAAGATGAACACGGGGAAGCCCTTGAAGAAATGGGGATCCAGCCGGATTTGCGCGAAGCCCCGACAATGATAATGGAAATTTGGAGTGTGAACTATGTTATGGAAGATGTACGCAGCACCCGGGAATTGCCAATTACCTGCGTAGCCACGGGCGACCAAATCTTTATGACCTTAACTTCGATTGAAAAGGTAAGGCAGAAACTAATGCAATGTGCAAAAACCCCTTTCGTCTAATAGGCAAGACCTCTGTGTATTCCGGTAAGTAGGCTGCACGGCTCGGCGCGAAAGTACCATAAGGCAGGGAGATGTGAGTTCGAACCTCACAAGGGGAGCTAAACTTCAAACAAGGTCAGGTCAATGCGCTGACCATTGTAAAAGTGTTTGCACACCTCAAACCACCCGGCATCCTGAACCACCAAACAGCCAGCCGACCAGCCGTTGATGAATGCCGCTGCACCTGCCCGGTGAAAGTTAATACCAAAAAGCCCAAATTGTTTGTTTACGCGGTCAAGACGCAAATCTTTGTTGCCGTCACGATAAACGGTAATCGGAAGCACCTGCATAAAATAGGGCGCATTGAGCCAAAGGAATTTCCAATTTGCAGCGGTGACGAATTGATGTGATCCGATTATCTGCTGTTCAATGGCGATGGCTGTTCCGGTGATGCCCCCGTAGGTAATCGGATTGAAAAGGGAATAATGCCCGGCAGTTGTTGAGCAAGGCAACGCCATTACTGGCAAACCTGATTTGTAAACCGCAACGAAGTCATCGAAGGTGTTTGTTAGGTTGGCATCTGTTCTAATCCATACCAGCCCGTCTTTTGGCATTACCCATTTTCGCTTTTCGATGTTTGCTTTTACAAATTGATGCAGCGCAGTAAGCGTTCTGCTTCCTACAATACCATCAACAACCAGTTGCGCCCCGTTGGCGTTCAAAATCTCTTGTAATCTTCTCATTTTTTAATGATTAACCCAACTCCAAGCCCGGACAATGCTGCTATTTTGCACATTCGCTTGTGCAATTTATGCTTTTTTTGTGCATTCAAAAGGGCATTTTGATGATTTTTCACAACAATTTGCAGGTCATTGTTGGCAGTTTCCAACACAGCAATGTTGCTATCCCGTAAATCAATGCCTTTTTGCTGCAATCTGATTAATTCCGTGTCAGCATCAACCACACGCCAAAGGCTATCTACCTCGGTTAAAAGCATTGTGATTTTGGTAGTGTCTTCAATGTTCGCCCACAGAGTGTCATTTAAGCGGATTTCCCGCATTTTCTCAATAATACGCACCTTGCTATCGCGCTTTGCCTTTAAACTGTCGCAAATCGTCTGTAAACTATCCGCATTCTTTTTGATTTGTACGGACAATTTATTCAGGCTGTCCACTTTTCGGAGTAATCCCATGTCGCTGTGATAATCTTCTATTTTTTTGCAGGTGTTTACCAATGCCCCGGTCAGGATGCAAAGGCCAATGACAATTACAATTAATCTCATTCAGCAAAGAAGTTTGTCACAAATTTACCGACTGCCCCGCAAATTCCAATAATCAGCATGGTTTTCGGGTGTTCGATGTTCAACCCTGCCAAAAACAGCGAAGCCGCTGCGATGCTATCGCCTAACACCCGGAAGCGTTTTGGCGTTGGCTTAAAGTAGTTTTTCAGTTTCATCCCTGCCCGACATTTGGTTTGCTCGACTTGTGTTTGTTCGCTGACTTCGTGTGCCTGCGTAATTTCCTTTTGGGTTTCGGTTTCCATTTTGCGACCTCTTTATTTTTTGCCATTTTTGAAGAACTTATAAATGCCGATGCAAGACAAAATTAATGCAGCGGTGAATGAAAGGAATTGAACTATCGGCAACAACTTTGCCGCTACCCCTGCCAGCCATAAAAGCCAACTGCCTGCGATTGTTTCAGCTTCGTTTCTCATGGCATTGGCTGTTGTTTAGGGTTATACTCAATGCGTTCCATTGTCGCCCAAATGTGAGGGAACTCGCGCTTTAAATATTGAAATTCTTGGGCGCAATATTCCTCGTCAGACACCACCCAATTACCGTTCGCATCCTCAACCGGATTTAAATAGCTGCCATCTTTGCCCCTTAATTGGCGCACCTCGTCAATGTTGATACCACTCGGGAATTTCCACATTAAAATCATATCTGCCTGCCTAATGTTGTTTGAAATGCTTGAACAGCGGTATATAAATTAGCGGCTTCGGTATCATTTAGCCCGTCACCAATAGATGCAAACGCGCACTCTCTATCCGTAAAGTTTGTTGCAATACTTGAATTACCTTGTGAACCGATAAAAATTGACAATGTAGTTGATGCGGTGTTTGTTTGTGTACTTGTGTTTGTGGTGTCAACTACTCCGTTTTTATACGATTTTAAACTTGTGCTGCTGGTTGCTGAAATCATGCCAAAACACGCGCTATTTGTATTTGTAGAGTTCGCACTGTTACTTCCTAAACCACCGCCGAAAGTATTTGAACCGTCACCTCTTAAATACAAATTTGCGTAAGAACCTCCACTTCCATCCCCTCTACCCATTTCAACCTTAAAAGAGCCACTACCCGCATTATTAGTGCGAGAATAGTAACTCATGTGCATATTGTTAAATCCCCCAGCTGCGGACAATGTTAAAAAAGTATCTGCATATCCGGTTGTGCCGTTTGGTGTTGCCCCGGTTGATGCGTGTGTCCAACCGCCTGAAAAAACCAATCTATACGCTGCGTCCAAATCACGCGCATCTTTTAAATTCCAGCGATGTGAACTTGCAGAACCTCCCACAAATGGGTAAATTGATTTCATTTTTGTCCAAATTCCGTAATCCTTTAATGCAACAACTAATTCATTAATCGCTGTAATTATGGTTGCATTTGTAATGTTGGCAGCATTTAAAAACGCCACAGCATCCGGGTCGCCACCAAGTGCGCCCTCGGTATATGTACGAACCAATCCCGGCCTTGTGCGTAGCCCTAATCTACTATTAGCCATTAAGCAATGCGGTTAATGTAGCCAATAAGATTAATAACATTGGTTGTGCCAGCAAATGCGCGAATTGTGCGCCCGGTTGTTCCATCACCCGTCAACACCAAACCCGGCAAAACAAGGCTTAAACCTGATTTTGAAGGTACTCCTACAATTATTTGGTCATCTGGATTTGAAGTTCCACCATATTCGATGGTTAATGTGACAGTTGATGCGCTTGTATTTGTTGCATAAAGCCATACCTCGTCCGTTACTCCGCTGCTCGCCTGCGTGGTGTGAATTGTTGTGCCGGTGCTGCCTGATGCAGCTACCTTAATCGGTCTGCCACCCGTGCTGCCCGATAGTAATATTTTTGTGAATGTTGCCATTTTAACTGAATACTTGAATTTCTAATATGTCTGCCCCTGCGCTGATAACGATGTCGCCACCGCCCAACACAGAGTTGCCGTTTATTGTCTTAATGTTCGTGCCTGATACCAGCGTGTCTTGCTTTGCATCAACAGCCGTTTTAACCGCCTTTTGTGAGGGGTAAAAAGTGTCTGAATTATCGGACAGCGTTGTTTTTTTATTCGCCTGATTTTCGGGGGTGTAACCCAAAGCCGTGATGACATTGGTAATATACCCCTGCGAAGTAACAAACGCCTGCGTGGCGTAGCCACTTAATGCCGTTGTGATTTGACTTGCAACCGCTGCCGTGGTGGTGAATGTAGCCACCGCCCAATCATAAACGGCTTTTACACTTGGATATTTAGTATTGCTGGCTTGGTCAGTTGTAACCGATGTCGATTTGTTTGCGACATTTTCAGGGGTGAAACCTAATGCGGTTGTGACATCACCGGACGAAATGGTCAGCGTAAAAAATTCCAATCCACTTGCATCGGCTTTTACCCGTACAAGTTTGCCGCCCTGCCCGGTGTAACTTTGCGGAACATCGGAAAGGGTTATGAATGTGGATGCGCCACCGCCTGAACCACCGTAATATTGTAGCCCCGTCCATGCGGTTGTTCCGTCACCTGCTTTGAATTTCCGGGTGTCGGTTTCAAGTCCAATTTCGCCCTCGGCAAGAACCGGGTTTTGTGCTGTCCATTGTGCTGCCGTGCCGCGTCTTAATTTTATAGTTATGTAACTCACGCTATTCCGCCATTAATTGTGTTACTAAATGCTGAATTGTAAAAGCCCCCGTCAATCACCACAAGCCCGGACAAATCAAGCCCCGGAAAGCTGTAATCGTTTGAAGGTACATCGCAGAAATCACGGGTATTTGAAGCGGTGAAGGTCAGCACACTTGCCAGCCCTGCCACGATGTCTGTTTTGTCATCGTAAAAAGGTGTTGCGCTGTCTTCTAATTTCCAAATTCCTGCGCTGTCATTGCGATAAATGTACCTTAATGTGCTGTAAATGTCCAACAAAACCTGATGCATATCGCTTATGCGTTCAACTGCGTCCGAAAAATCCTCGCGGTGACGATCCATTACGGCAACGGCAAACCTGAAAACAACCCTATCCATGTCGATTTGTGATCCGTCGGGGAATATCCGCATCAACGGATAAAGGGTGTCACCAGTGGTGGCAACATTGTAGTCAAGATTAGTGACTACTGCCTTTATCTGTTTGTGATTTTCCCCGGCTGTTGTAAGGGCGTTTAAGAGTTGGTTGATTGTCACCATATTTTTCGAAGTATATCAGGGCTTTTTTCTCGTTTTTCTCTCTTACTTTACTCATTTTGGAAAATCGTAATTAAGGAAGCAATCCTCTGGTCCCGAACCCAAATAAAAACCGCCCAACATATCTTGCTGATGTGGGTTAATTGTGTCGATGCCGCTGCCCGGGTTTAGATATAAAGGGAACAAAGTGTTGTTTTCCATAAGGTAATCGCGCAAACGCTGGGCGTAATACTCCGCTTTGTGCTGATATTCGCGTTCAATCCGGGTGAGTTGGTCAATATCCACCGGGTTTGAATTGTCGCTGCCCCGTGTCATTACCGATTTGTTCATCATTTTGAATGTCATCGGCAACATACTTTCGGTTACAATGTAATGATAAAGGCAAGGCGCGATGTATTTGTTAACCAATGTCAGGTAATTGCCTGCCAGTCCTGCCCCGTTTATATCGTCACAAATCTTGTCATAAAGGCCGCTACCGATAATATCCCGGATGTAAATGTCCTGCGCGGTACGCATGGCAGTTTGAAGAATTTTGCTGTCCACATTCTCATCGATGGGCGTATTCTTCTTGACATCCTGCTCACTTACAAAAAATGCGAAATTAGCCATTGTTGTTTCTCCTTACATAAACTTGTTTCCAAAGATGACGGCAACTCGGAATGTGAATGGGTGGGGTGCTATCTGGCACCGTGTACCATCCGCCCCTGCGCTTCCAAACATCGTAGCCCAAAATCCCGGTCAGTTGGTCAATTTCCGCACGGGTGTAGAGCCTGTTCATCTTCATCATCTCTTTGCAGAACTCACGGCTTTCGCCACCGGGCTGCAACTTGGGTGCGTTAGGGTCTAAATCGTATTTGTAACGCAATTCAATTTTAGGCACTCCACCGCTGTCGCCAATATCACCGCGCCCGATGTCGGTGATTTTGATTGCCCGGTTAGTCCATTCAATTTTGCCAGCATCCTGCAGAACGCGAAGGATTTTAACCACTTCTTTTTCGCTTATGTCTGTGCCTTTGCTCAATTCCTGAATGTTTGCTTTCGGGTTGTCCTCGATGATTGCCAGCACTTTAAGTTCGTTGTCTGTTAATTCTTCAAATGTCATCTCTGCAAATCTTTCAGCACTTTCGCCAAACTTTGCAAAAACTTCCAAGTCGGTAAGTAACCACTTGGTTACATCTTTTCCGCTTACCTCTGAAAATTGTGCTGGCTCTGAACCTACATCTGTTATTCCGGTGTTGAGTACATCGCCCCCGGCAATGGGTGGCAGCCCTGCAAGTGCGCGTTTTTCGTTCACGGTCATGTTTGCAAGTACATTGTTTGCAACCAATGGTGATAGTGAATTGATGTTTTCGATTACTCTTTGTGCGCTGTCCACAACTTTTTGGTCTGCTTCGCCAAGTCCTAACTGCGTGCGCGCTTCCTCTACGGTTACAATCCCCGCGGTCAGCAAACTTACATAATCAATGCCGATAAATTCGCTGTCCTGCGTGCTTAATTTAACGCCCGGATAAACGAAGTCTGCCACATATTCAAGGCACTTGTCAAGTTGTGCCTGCCTTTGGTTCACATAGGATTTATGAAAAACCTCGTAGGCTTCGATTAACTCATTCCTTGCGCCTAGCTGCCCGTCTGCTTTCTGCCCCATAAGGATAGGGGGAAAGTTGTGAGCCGTGAAGATTTCGTCATTTACGGCTTCATTCAGCTGCAGGAATTGTTTGTCAAGGTCGGACGGCTGTATTTGGCTAATTTCAGCGGGTTTCTCGTTGTTGTCATTGAACTGAATGATAAGCCCCCCGGCATTGTCTGTTCCGGTGGTGCGATCCTTAAACTTCCGTTCAAATTTCCGGGCTTGTTCCGGGGTTGGTTCGCCTTTAAACAATTGCACCAATGTTCCGTTGCTGAACCCGTTGCGAATGTTGTTGTTGTGGAAGTTTGCAATTTCAACATCAATCTCAATATACTGCAACCCGTGGATATAGGGCGGCAAAGGGTAAACGCCAAGCCCGGCATCGTATTGCCTATGGTAGTAAAGTTGAACGCTAAACGGCTGCGCCTTTTCAGGATTAAAAGCCGGGTATGTTTTTATGTCATCGGTCTTCGCTTTCTGC